GTAGGTGTTTACTTTGGAGATCGTAAAGAATACAACAAGACGCATACTATTTGTACTTGGCAAAGTCTCAACAACATGCTGAAGAATACCAAAAATGCCGAAGCCGAAGTGGACATTGGCGACTTCATTGAAGGTGTAGTCTGTATCATGGTAGATGAAGTTCATATGGCCAAGGCAGATGCATTAAAGACTCTGTTGACAGGAGTATTTGCTCATGTGCCTATCCGTTGGGGACTGACAGGAACAATACCCAAAGAAGACTATGCCAAGGTCAGTATATTTTGTAGTCTGGGTCCTGTAGTGGGACAACTCAGTGCCAGCGACCTACAAGAGGCCGGCCATCTTGCTAACTGTCATGTGAACATAGTACAGTTAGTTGATCATGTGGAATACAAAGACTATCAAACAGAAGTAAAATACCTATTAGAAACAGATGGTAGATTAGATTACATGCGTGATTTAATCAACCGAGTCAACGAAACAGGCAACACACTAGTGTTGGTAGATCGTATCGCTACCGGACGACTGCTAGTAGAACGCCTGGGAGACCGTGCGGTATTTGTGTCGGGGTCAACCAAAGCAAAAGACAGAAAGGAAGAATATGACGCGGTGGCGGTATCATCTGATAAGATTATTGTGGCGACTTATGGTGTGGCCGCTGTGGGTATTAATATTCCACGTATTTTTAATTTGGTTCTTGTTGAACCCGGAAAGAGCTTTGTACGAGTTATACAGTCAATTGGGCGCGGCATTAGGAAAGCGGAAGATAAAGATTTTGTCCAAATCTGGGACATCACATCAACCTGTAAATTTGCCAAAAGACATTTAACCAGCAGAAAGAAATTTTATACGGAAGCCAACTATCCGTACACAATAGAAAAAGCAAATTGGCAATAGAATTATTTGTTTTTACATCTGTCTCCGTGCCATCTATTGTAATTCTGTTTTGTTAAAGTCTTATTGCAATGTGGACAGGTTACAATTTCTCTATTTTTATGTCCATCTTTATACCGTTGTATTAGTTCAGCGGATGCTTGTTTTCCTTTAAGTGGAGATGGTCTCCCTTTAAGAGGAGATGGTCTTCCTTTGAGTGCGTTAGAAATCTTTTGTTTAGTTTCCTTAGTAATAACAACAATTTTGCCTTTATTGGATTCTGAGATTTTTTGTTTAGTTTCTTCTGAATGCCGATAATGTTTTCTCGATTCTAATATTTTAGCAACGGTTTCTAAAGAGTTGATTTTACCTTTGCGAGCAATTGATAATTTTTCTTTTGATTCTGCAGAATGTGATTTACCTTTAAATGTAGATTTTCTACCCTTTGCCTTAGCTGATATTTTAGCACGAGTTTCGGCTGAAACCGTTTTACCTTTGTGTAGTTGCGATGATGCATTGGAAACTTGAATTTTAAGCCGTTGGTATGTATGTGAATTTACTTTATACCTAGACTGTTGTTTTGAATGATCACGATTAAGCATAGACCATATAGCAAAGGTCATATTTCTCTTTGCCACGCCAATGAGCATTCTAGGCAGTAGCAAATGACATATAAAATGTTCTCTTGCAGTTAAGGTCACTAGATTAGAATCTGAGTTATCACCTCCTAAACTTTTAGGTATAATATGATGTTTTTCTGTATATGTTTCTTTTGGTAAATCTCTTGACTTTGCTTGTTGAATGATGTTATTATACCATATAGTATATTTGTTTTGTAAATACATTTGCTGATAGTTCCTTTTTAACTGTTAGAGCTAGTGGATGTTGATAGCATCGCGACTAGCAATATTATTTATGCAATAAGGAGAAAATTCTGCGTATCCTAACATTAGACAACGTAGCGTATCCAATGGATCAAATCCCGGACGAAATAGATGAAGTAAGATTCTGTGTACTGGATAATTCAGATCCCAAAGAACCTGATTACTTTTATATTCCCTTGATATTTTTAGAATCATTTAACAGTCCTGCACTGGTATTGCGTATTGGTAAAGATATCATACGTATGCCTGTTGACTGGCAACTGTTGATAGGAGAACCTGACTTGGGCGATCTAGAAGTTGTGCCTCTTACCAGTATCAATGATAGGGGGTTCAGTGTGTTTACATTCAATCCGTTAACTGGATTTAGACCCGAATTTCAGCCTGTAGAAATTGTTGACATTTATCAAGATGTTAAATGGTATTTTCCTAAACTCAAGCCTGGGCAACTGTTGGCAGTACCATTGACCGAAGGCGAACGACCCATGTGTGCTTATTTTATCAAAGACATTAGTCGCCAAAGCGAGGTCATCAATTACAGTAAGGCCTGGTAAATGACACGAATATTGATATGCGGTGACAGCTTTGGGGTAATGGATCCAGCTTTTCCGGGACTGCACTTCAGTGAAAAATTACACAACGCAGAAATAATAAATTTATCACGCGGCGGTGCCAGCAATGCCATGGTCAATGTGCAACTGTATCAAGGTCTACAACATCGGCCTACACATGTGATCATGTTGTTTACAGCACAATGGCGTGCTGAGTATAACATATACCTGTCAGGACTGACCAACGCAGAGTTAAAACATTGCGTGCCTGGTACCAAAAATAGCACCTGGGGAGTTGAAGATATGAAGGCGTTTAATGAAAACACCTACATCACCAGCCCATATCTACGAGTGCGTGGAGTCAAGCACATCACTGATGCCTACGAAGGGCATTTGAAATACTATTTTGTTGACTACGATTCAATCAAAACATACTTTCTTATTCAAGGCATGTTTGATAGATTGACCCTGCTTGATATTCCATTTTGTTTTAGTTTTGGTGGATTTGAACAGGACTACGTAGACTGTAGAGATAGAATATTTCCTACAAACTATTTGACCAATACCATGGAAACTTACATTAACCGTGCAGTAAAGTTGAATTTATGGGATCATGCTGACCAAAGCAATAAACCTGGTAAAGCAGTTCCAGTTCATCATGTGATTGACGATGCGGTACAAGCAGAATTTGCCAGACAATGCCAGGAGATATTATATGGGACAACTTAAATCAGGCGCAGTATATGTATACGAACGTGTAGATGGTGTGACTTACGCTAGAGAAATAGGTGCAGATCCGTCAACCAGACAAGCCATTGGGTGGGACTATGATCCCATAAATGGACACAAAATTGATTATGACAAACGTACTGCAGATGGTAGACCCTTGCACGAACACATGAGAGAAGATCAACTTTGGGGCAATATACGTCGTGCTGCAAAGGACAATCCTGCCTTGCAAGAAGCACTAGAACGTGCTATAATCATATATCATTTAAGCCAAGATGACCCCAACAATACTACCATGTACCATCCAGTATGAGTGAAGATAAATTAAATATCAAAAACGAAATGGCACAGTTTGATCTCAAGAACAGACAGTTCTTTGATGACTTGACTGCAGAGGAAAAGAAAAAGTTTGCACCATTCTTGATGATCAGGTGGGGTGCTACTGTAGATGCTGGACCCGAGTTTCAAGAATGGTATGTACGTGCTACTAATGAAAGATTAAACAAACATTTTTTTGACATCAGTGGCAGCAAGCATAAAAAATTGCAATGGTTGTTGGCCACCACAGTGAGCCCTGGTATGGGAGTCAAGTATCATCCCTGGCTGGCTGCTAAGAAAAAGACCACAGATAACAAGGCCATCAAGTTCCTGCGCAACTTGTATCCGCATTTGAAAGAAGATGACTTACGATTGCTCAGCGAAGTAAATGATACCAAAGAACTCAAGGCCTATGCACGAGCAATGGGTATGGAAGATCGAGACATTAAAAAAGAACTATGAGTTTTACTTGTCGATACTGTAATAAATCTTATAGTAAAGAGTCTACTTTGCTGGCACATCTTTGCGAGCAAAAACGTAGGTGGCAACAGGAAAAAGAAACAGGTGTGCAGATTGGATTGCGTGCATACTTGAGATTCTACGAAACAACACAAGGTTCGGCCAAATTAAAGAGCTACGAAGATTTTGTCGCTAGTTCTTATTACAATGCTTTTGTAAAATACGGCAGATACCTGGTGGCCATACGTGCCATCAACACCAACAGTTTTACAGATTGGTTGTTGAAAAACAACAAAAAACTTGACTACTGGTGCAAAGACTCATTGTACGAGCAGTGGTTGTACGACTATATCAAACGTGAAGCAGTTCAAGACGCCATGGAGCGTGCACTAAAGGAAATGGAAAGTTATGCAGATGATCATCCGGAGCTTAAAAATGGTTATCGAGACTATTTTAGGTTTGGCAACAGCAATCGTATTTGTCACCATATTACAACTGGGCGGATTAGTCCTTGGGTTATATTCAATTGTGTTTCTGGTGTGGA